AGTATGGTTCTGGCACATAACACTATGTTTGATGGTGCTATTTTATCTTGGCTGTACGGCATCAAACCTAAAGTCTGGGCTGATACTTTATGTATGGGACGCGCCATCCACGGTGTTGAAGTTAGTGGGAGCCTAAAGGCACTGGCAGAGCGTTATGATATTGGAGAGAAAGGGACTGAGGTACTTAACGCCAAAGGCAAACGCCGTGAAGATTTTACTGATGATGAGTTAGACCGTTACGGCGACTACTGTATCAACGACGTAGAACTTACCTACAAATTGTTTTCTCTAATGGCCCGTGACTTCCCCAAAAAAGAACTACAGATAATCGACTGCACACTACGGATGTTTTTACTTCCGCAGTTAGATCTAGATTTGAATTTACTGAGTTCTCACCTGCACAGCATAAAAAAGAATAAAGAGAAGTTGTTATGTGCAGCGGGTGTGTCGCGTGAAGATTTGATGTCGAGCAAAAAGTTTGCAGAGTTGTTGATTGAGCAGGGTATAACACCTCCTACCAAAATAAGTACCACGACAGGCAAAGAGACCTTCGCATTCGCTAAAACCGATGAAGGGTTCAAGAGCCTTGTAGAGCACGAAAACATAAACGTGCAAGCGTTGGTAGCCGCACGATTGGGCAACAAAAGCACATTAGAAGAAACACGTACCCAAAGATTTATAGACATCAGCCACCGAGGGTTGCTACCCGTACCTGTAAGATATTACGCAGCGCACACTGGTAGGTGGGGCGGAGATGACAAGATAAATCTACAGAATCTTCCTAGCCGTGGGCCAAATGGCAAAATGCTAAAGCGTAGTATTGTAGCGTTGGATGGCTACAAGTTAGTTGACTGCGACTCTTCTCAGATTGAAGCGCGGGTTTTGGCTTGGCTTGCGGGGCAGACAGATCTTGTGGATGCGTTCACCAACAAAGAAGACGTATACGTAAAAATGGCCGCACGTATCTACAATATACCGATCAGCAAACTTGAACACGTAACCAAAGAGCAGCGGTTTGTTGGTAAGACCACAATCCTTGGAGCGGGATACGGTATGGGTGCAGTGAAGTTTCAAGCACAATTGGAATCGTTTGGCACCCAAATCGACCTTGACGAAGCGCGACGGATCATCAATATATACCGTGACGCCAACTGGAAAATAAATCACTTGTGGCGTGAAGCCCAGAACATGTTGACCATACTGTACGAAAAGCAGTCAATGCGTATAGGCGTTCCTCATCTTATTAGATCTATAGGTAAGAACTCTTCCATATTATTACCAAATGGCCTGCAAATGCGGTACGAAGATTTAGATAGAGAACAAGGTGAGCGCGGCATGGAGTACAGTTACAAAACAAGACGAGGCCGAACTCGGATCTACGGTGGAAAAGTTATAGAAAACGTATGTCAGGCAGTTGCTCGGTGTATCATCGGTGAGCAGATGCTACTTATACGCAAAAAATACCCGCCCGTGCTGACCGTGCATGACTCTGTAGTGGTTAGTGTCCCCGAAGATGAAGTAGAAGAAGCGCAGAGTTACGTAGAACAATGTATGCGGTACGTGCCTGATTGGGCAGAAGGACTACCTCTTGATTGTGAGAGCGGAGTTGCAACGGCTTATGGAGACTGTGAGTGAAGAAAGATATTAGGGTAATGCCATTATCAGAGGTCATAGAAACCACAACTATTTCTAGGTCAACACTATTCAGAATGGTCGAAGAAGGTAGTTTCCCCGCCCCACGCCAAATAGGTAAACGTAGAGTGGGGTGGCTATCTGATGAAGTCCAAGCGTGGCTGCTAGATCGCCCTGTCGCTATGGTAAAAAAATGAACGCTGCACCTTGGTCATTTAGTAAAATTAAGGCATTCCAGCAATGCCCTAAACAGTTTTACCATGAAAAAGTAATCAAACAATACCCATTCAAGATGACTGATGCCGTGCGTTACGGTAATGAGTTTCACAAAGCCGCAGAAAATTACATACAAGGTAAAGGGCTGGATAAGCGGTTTGAGTTTGCTCGGCCTGCGTTGGACTCACTTAACGCAAAAGAAGGTGAGAAGTTATGTGAATATAGGATGGGGTTAACGAGTCGTCTGGAGCCATGCACTTTTGGGGCAAACGACGTATGGTTTAGAGGCATTGCAGATCTATTGATTTTAGATCATGTAGAGCAGTTAGCGTGGGTGGTTGATTACAAAACAGGTAAGTCCGCGCAATACGCAGACATCGGTCAGTTAGAACTTATGGCAATGGCTGTGTTTAGGCACTTCCCACATATCCGCACGGTTCGAGCGGGCTTGTTGTTTGTTGTGTGTAACGAGTTAATTAGAGATTCCTTTATAGTTTCAGACAGTAAAAAACTATGGATCAAATGGGCAGACTCTTTTAGTGATATGCAGTATGCCTACGATAACGATGTGTGGAACCCAAGTCCTAATGGGTTGTGTAGAAACCACTGCCCAGTAGTCGAGTGCAGTCATAACGGGAGTAACAGATAATGCCGTACAAGAACCCAAAAGATCGTAAAAAACAAAAGCCAGATAAGAAAGGGACAAAGGCTTTTGAGGCTCGTATGGAGCGGCAACGCGCCAGACGCAAGATGGATAGAACAAGTAAAGACGCAAACAAGAACGGAGTGGCTGACAAACGCGAAGGCAAAGACGTTAGCCATAAAAAGATGTTAAGTAAGGGTGGATCGAATAAAGATGGAGTGCGGGTAGAAAGCCGTAGCGCAAACCGCAGTCGCAACGGCAAAAAACCTACCCGCCGTAGATAGGCTTGGGGTACTTCATCGCCTCTCCAGCACGTTCCCGTCCGTGTAGCCGAAGGCGGGCTTACTAAGGAGACAGTATGCAAGTTATAGACAATAAGGCTTTGCTACTGAAGTTACGCCAGCCTGAAAAGGTAACCAGTGTTATACCTAAAAGTAAGTTGTTACCTGATAACCGAGTACTGGTTAACTGGGGTATCGAAGAAACACACGTACTAAAAAACTTAAACATCAAAGCACCTTCGCCCATAGAAGCTGAGTACGAGTGGACAGGAAAGCATGAGCCATTTGACCATCAAAAGACTACTAGCTCATTTCTGACGTTGAACAAAAGAGCTTTCTGCTTCAACGAACAAGGCACAGGTAAAACTGCTAGTGCTATTTGGGCAGCAGATTATTTGATGAATAAAGGTAGGGTGAACAGAGCATTAGTTATATGCCCGTTGTCGATTATGGATTCTGCATGGCGGCAAGACTTGTTTACTTTTGCCATGCATAGATCCGTTGCAATTGCATACGGCAGTTCAAAGCAACGCCGAAAGATAATAGAGGAAGGCGCTGAGTTCGTCATAATTAACTACGATGGTGTTGAAGTTGTCAGGGATGCTATCGAAGAAGGTGGGTTTGACTTAGTTATCGTAGACGAAGCTACGCACTATAAGAATGTGCAAACTAACCGCTGGAAGACATTGAACAGTCTCATAACTAGTTCTACGTGGGTATGGATGATGACCGGAACGCCCGCTGCGCAAAGTCCACTTGATGCGTTTGGGTTAGCTAAGATCGTAGACCCCAAGTCAGTACCAAGATTTTTTGGCACTTTCCGCGACCTAGTTATGAGTAAAGTGAGTCAGTTCAAATGGGTGCCAAAACCAGAAGCTACGGAGATAGTGTTTGGTGCTTTACAACCTGCAATACGGTTCACCAAAGCAGAATGTCTGGACTTACCTGAGATTGTTTACACACACCGTGAGGTCGAGCTTACAAGACAGCAGCAGAAGTACTACAAAGAATTGAAAGATAAGATGGTGATGCAAGCAGCAGGAGAACAAATCTCTGCGGCAAATGCCGCCGTTAACCTCAATAAGCTACTGCAAATATCAGCAGGGGCCGTGTATACCGATGAGGGCGAGTCTTTAGAGTTCGACATTAAGCATAGGTATAAGGTATTACGTGAAGTTATTTCTGAAGCGAGCAAAAAAGTTTTGGTATTTGTTCCGTTTAAGAACGTCATAGATGTGCTTGTGGACAAGCTACGCGATGACGGTATAACTACAGAAATGATTCGCGGTGATGTGACTGCAAACCAGCGCACTGAGATATTTAAGCAGTTCCAACAAACCCCAAACCCACGCATCTTGGTAATACAACCACAAGCTGCATCGCATGGAGTCACACTAACCGCTGCCGACACTATTGTTTGGTGGGGGCCAACTTCTTCCGTTGAAACCTATGAACAGGCTAACGCCCGTATCCATAGGCAGGGTCAAGATCACAAATGCACGGTGATTCAATTGGCAGGATCTCTCGCTGAAAAGCGCGTCTACTCACTTCTAGATAATAAATTACACACTCACACAAAAATTATTGATCTTTACAAAGAAATTGTTGCATAACTAACAAAACAATAGCAGAATGCGTTTCTCGCTTTTGGAGATTCGTATGAGCGATGCAATAAACGTAGATAAGCTAACAAAAGTTTATCTGAAAATAAAAGAACAACGAGAAGAGTTGTCGAGTAGGTACAGGGAGCAGGACGGTCAGCTAGAAGAGCAACAAAACACGATCAAAAGTGAGTTGTTGAAGCATCTGCAAGAGCAGAACATTGATTCTATCAGGACACCCAATGGCACCTTTTACCGCACTACTAAGACGAAGTATTGGACTTCTGATTGGGGAAGTATGCACGAGTTTATACTGGAGCATGGTTTGCCCGATCTTCTGGAGAAGCGGTTGCACCAAACAAATGTGCGGGCGTTTCTTGAGGAAAATGAAGATCTGCTGCCGAAAGGTCTGAACGTCGATAGCGAATACTCGTTATCAGTTCGGAGACCTAAGAAATGACAGACCCCTTAGTACCAATCGAAAGCGTTGCTCAGCACCTAAAGGTGTCAATATCAACCATTCGTATGTGGGTGAGGCGAGATATAATCCCTGCAAATAGTTACGTGAAGATAGGGAAAACTTACAGATTTTCTTTACCAGACGTTACGTTTGCATTGCTTCGCTACGACGGTGGCATTGATGAAGCCGACGAAGATTTGGACGATGACCTGTGAGAATCAGCATCCGTGGGGGTTTTTTCTCTGGGCCACCAGAGCTAGACGCTTATTGCACACAAATAAACGCAGTAATCGTCAACGCTTCAAAGGTTCATAGAAGTTACTTCGCTGATGAGTACCAAACAGAAGGTAATCAGTTACCTGCATGTTGGTCAGAAGACACTGAGCGACCAGCGTTACAAGTGCCATTGGCAACTCGCCAATCTGGTAGGTGTATCGACTGCACTCAGAACATACGTGGGTCAGCCATAGGTGGTAGCGGTAGAGCGTGTAGGTTTTTTCAGCTTCTAGCAGTTGCTTTTGAGCGCGATTTAGAAACTGTGTACAGGTTACAGGTTCCATCAGCAAGCATCTTTGGTAAGAGTAACACTAGCATGTCGCTTGAAACTTACTCACGGTTTCTAGCTAAACACGGCACGCCTAGTGCGACAGTAGTAACAAGAATTTATTTTGATACTACAAGTAACATGCCTCGCTTGTGCTTTGCACCGTCGAGAGCATTGCGGACAGAAGAGTTGGATGTAGTGCGGGGGGTGGTTAGCCAACCCGATACGCTCAAAGCGATCACGTTTGAGGTTGTAGACCGCACACAATCCCCTTTTCCGGTTAGTAAGGGTTTTGAAATTAAGGAGACATATCATGGCTGAAGCCCAATACATAATACCTAGCGCAGAAGCGTTATACCCAAAGATCGACCAAACTTATAAGTTTGACCAGACTGCCAACCGCTCGGTTCCTTGTGACCCTTTTGATGACGGTGCAGCCTACGAGCTAAACTTTAAGCTGTCAGAGTCTGAAGCTAAGAAGTTATACAAGGCGATGAAGGCTTACTGGATAGAGAAAAAAGAGGATAGTTGGCCTGACAAGTTCCCGAACCCTTTCAAAAAACAAGAGGACGGTGCTTACGAGGGTAAAACCCGACTAAAAGGTGCTTTTGGTAAAGATGCCAGCCGTAAACCACTGTTAGTGGATTCTAAAAATACGCCATGCGGTGATGATTTCAGACTCACCAGTGGCAGTACTGTCAATATATCTGTGACATTTGTTCCTTATAAGATCTCAGCTAGTAACTACGGTGTTAGCTTGCGTATCAACGCCGTACAGGTGTTGAAGTACGAGCCAATGAAAGCTAGCAGTCCTTTTGCTGCTGTTTCTGATGG